CTAAAAAAAGGTAAATTATGGCAATTGACTTAAATGCAATCCGAAACCGTTTGGACAGTCTACAAACGAAAACTACAAAGACTGATAATCTATGGAAGCCGAAACCAGGCAAGCAACAGGTAAGAATCGTACCTTATGTACACAATCCATCTAATCCATTTATCGAACTATTTTTCCACTACAACTTTGGTGGTAAGAATATTCTTTCACCTCAAACACATGGTGAGGCAGACCCATTAGTGGAGTTCGCTGACCAATTGAAATCTACAGGTGATAGAAACGATTGGAATCTTTCAAAACAACTTACTCCTAAAATGAGAACTTATGTTCCTGTATTAGTAAGAGGTGAAGAATCCGAAGGTGTTAAGTTTTGGGGATTTGGTAAAACTGTATATCAAGAACTTCTTGCTTTCTTTGCAGACCCTGATTATGGTGATTTAACAGACCCAACTAATGGTAGAGATATCACTGTTGAGTTTAAAACTGCAAAAGAATTAGGAAAGAACTATCCTGAAACTTACATCAGAGTTAAACCAAACCAAACTGCTATCACCGAAGATAAGAATGTATTGGAAAACATCAAAGACCAAATTGAACTTCCAAATATGTTTAAAAAGTACACTTACGATGATATGAAAGGTTTATTGGAAACTTGGATGGAAACTGGACAAGTTGGTGAAAACAATGAAGAGTCAGAAGCTCAACCAACTCAAACGAACAATCAAACTACAAACGAACCAAAAGCAGCAGCTGTATCAACATCAAATTCTGATGTAAAAGATGCATTTGAAGATTTATTCAATAATTAAAAACTAAGTTACTATGGCTAAAACAAATCGAGATGAATTATCATCGATTTTAGCAGATAACCTGAACAAAAAGTTCAAAGGACAATCGAAAGTAGCTTACTTCCTTGATGGCTCCGAGCAGACACCCACCGACTTAACTGAGTGGGTGTCTACAGGAGATGATATGTTAGATTTAGCTATATCAAATCGACCTAATGGTGGATTTCCTGTTGGAAGGATTGTTGAGGTTACGGGACTAGAAGCGAGTGGTAAATCTCTGTTAGCAGCACATACATTAGCAAATACTCAAAAGAAGGGTGGTTTGGCAGTGTATATTGATACAGAGAACGCAATCAATCAAGAATTCTTAGAAGCGTTAGGTGTTGATACTCAAAAGTTACTTTATGTACCTTTAGAAGCAGTAGAAGATATCTTTGATGCTATGGATTCAATTATCGAATCAATTAGAAAATCCGATAATAATAGATTGGTAACAATAGTAGTTGACTCTGTAGCGGCAGCAACAACTAAAGTAGAATTAGCAGCTGATTATGACCAAGCTGGTTATGCTACTCAAAAAGCAATCATTATCTCAAAAGCAATGAGAAAGATTACAAATCTTATTGGTAGAGAGAGAATATTGGTTGTATTCACAAATCAACTTAGAGTTAGAATGGGAGTATCCTTTGGTGACCCTTATACTACATCAGGTGGGAAAGCATTAGGTTTTCACGCTAGTTGTAGATTGAGAATGAAACAAATGGGTAAACTCAATTCTAAAGTTGGGGGTGTTGAACAAACTGTTGGTATTAAGACTAGAGTTCAAGTCATTAAGAACAGAATGGGACCACCACTAAGAGCAGTTGATTTTGAAATCTACTTTGATAGAGGTATTGATAGATATGGTTCGTGGTTGAACACTATGAAAACATATAAGTTGATACAGATAAGTGGAGCTTGGTATACTTGGGTTGATGAATCAACTGGAGAAGAGATTAAATTCCAAGCTAAGAACTTCACTAAAATCTTAGAAGAAAGACCAGAGGTAAAGGAACAAATGTATAAACAAATCTGTGATGCATATATCTTAGGATACAAAGAGGCATCTGAAGCTGCAAACACAGATACAACAAAGCTAGATGAAGGACACGAAATCTAATTACAAAGAAATGTTTAATAAATTATCAGAAACACCCAAACGGAATGTTAATGATAAAGTTATGATTGTAGATGGATTAAATCTTTTCATCAGATGCTTTGGGGCAGTTCCAACTCTGAATGATGATGGAGAACACGTCGGTGGGGTAACAGGTTGTCTGTTATCCCTCGGCGCTCTTATCCGTAAGACGAAATCGCAAACAAACAAAAAC